ATGAATTAAATAAACTAGCTGGTGGAAGTGAAACTTCATTCCATAGACTTGGATGTGCTGTTGATATTGACACACATAAAATTCCATTAGTTAAAGTACTAGAAGCTGCGTATGAGCTTCCAGAGTGGTCTGAGATTATTGCAGAATATTTCCCAGGTGGATGGGTTCATGTTGCTCACAAAAAAGGTGACAATAGAAAAATGCTTAAATTGAAAGACAACAAACATCACTTTGCAAAAGTTACTTTAGAGTATATAAAAAATATATACAAATAAATAATGTAGAGAGAAATCTCTATGTTATTCCTCATCTCTGGCTCTACATAGTTAAGACACTATTAATCAAGATAATAATAAAATATTGCATATTTAGAAGAACAAAGTCAAATAGGTTATAGGAGATTTAATGAAAAACAATAAAGAACTTGAAGATATTGTTAAAGAAGCAAACTTAGACAAAGAAGATGCTGAAAATCTAGGAATAAATATTTATACCTCTGATGATGAAGATGAAAAAGAAAAGGTAGTTGAAAAACTAAGACCTGAATGGAAAAATGAACCTACATTTGATGACTTAAATAATGACTTCACAGAAGCTATGAATTATCATGAAGAATTTAAAGCAAAGCTTTTAACTAGAAGAAAAAACTTTGAAGGTGGTCCTGATATAGAGGCTCCAAAAGGTAAGAGCAAGTACAAGCCAAAACTTATTAGAAAAAATGCTGAATGGAAATATCCAGCACTTGAAGATCCTTTTTTGAGCAACAACGACTTATTCAAAATAAATCCAAGAACTTGGGAAGATGAAAAAGCAGCACGTCAAAATGAATTAATATTGAATTATCAATGGAATGTTTTAATAAACAGAGTTAAGTTTGTGAACGATTTAGTTAGAGCTGATGTAAATGAAGGAACAGCAATAGTTAAAGTATTGTGGAATTCAGAATGGGGAACTAAAATCGTAGAAGAAGAAAAAGAAATATTTATGAGTGTTGAAGAATCATTTATGCATTTAATGACTATGCTTCAAAATGGTGAAATCACTCAAGAAGAATTTGATAGAAAAACTTCAAGCGGTGAGTTGGTAAGCAAAGGCAAAGAAAAAGTTTATGTTGAGAAAGAAACACTTATCAAAAATCAGCCAGAATATGAAGTATGTAATCCTGCAAATGTAATAATTGATCCAACTTGCGATGGAGATTTAAGCAAAGCAACATTCGTTGCTCACAAATACAACACTTCATTAGCAGAGCTTAAAAAAGATGAATATGTAAAAACTATTGAAAAATATGAAGAAACAAATCCAGAAACTGGAGAAAAAGTTGTTATAGAAAAAGTTACAGAAAGTGGATTCTATAAAAATTTAGATAGCATAGACATTGATGCTGTAGAATTTGTTAATGATGAGTATGGTTCTGAAGCAGCAAATACTTTTAGACACAAAGATAAAGCAAGAAGAAAAATCAGAGCTTATGAGTATTGGGGATACTGGGATGTACAGGGAGATGGTGTACTAAAAAGTATAGTTGCAACTTGGGTTGGAAAAACTCTAATAAGACTTGAAGAAAATCCATTCCCTCACAAAAAGATACCGTTTGCAATAACTACATATATGCCTGTAATGAGAGAAATCCATGGAGAAACCGATGGAGACCTATTGATAGACAATCAAGAATCTATAGGAAAAATGACAAGAGCTGCTCATGACATAACTGCACAACAAGCTATTGGACAAGAATTTATAGACGAACAATTATTTGCAAGTCCAGTTCAAAAAGCAAATTATGAAAATGGAAGAACTGTTTATGTGAGACACGGAGTTGATTTAAAAAATTCTATTTATAGAAGAAGTGTAGATCCTATTCCTAACAGTGTATTCCAAATGATAGAAATGCAAAACTCAGATGCTGAATCACTAACTGGTACAAAATCATTCTCAAGTGGTATTGGAAGTCAAGCGCTAGGTAGTGTTGCTGCTGGAATAAGAAGTGCAATGGATGCTACTAGCAAAAGAGAACTTTCAATTCTAAGAAGATTGAATCAGCTTCTAAATGAAGTAGCTAGATTAACTATTGCAAACAATCAAGCGCTTCTAAAAGAAGAAGAAATCATTAGAATAACAAACGATTGGGTTACAATCAGAAGGGATGACCTTGCTGGAGAATTTGACCTTATCGTTGATGTGTCTACTCCAGAGCAAGACAATGACAAAGCAGAAAAATTATTCAAACTTATGCAAACAAATGCTGCAAGTATGGATCCAAAAATTGCAGGTAAACATTATATTAAATTGGCTCATTTATGGAAAATGCCAGACTTAGCTAGAGATGTTCAAGAACTATTAGACCAAGCTCCGCCTCCTCCAGATCCAAGAGCTGAAGAAATTTTAAATAATCAATTAGAAGAAAGTAGATTAAAACTTCTTAAAATACAAAAAGAGATGGAAGAAATTGATTCAAGAATTCACGAAAGAGTGTCAAGAAGTCTTGAGAACGATACTGACATCAGAGAGAAAAATGCAAGAGCTCAACTTCAAGAAGAAAAAGCAAGAGAGATCAGAGCAAAAACTGATCTTCTTGATCAACAGTTTTTAGATAAATCAACTGGTGAAGATAGAAAGCAAAAGCTTCAAGATGAAATCATCAAAGATAATGCAAAAAGAGCTGCTATAGACCATAAGGCTATAGTAGACATTCAGAAAAAGAATATAATGGATGCAAATAACTCTTTAAATCAAGAGAATTTTCAGTAAACTTATAGAACCAGAGTAGGGGATAGCACCTCTGGCTCTAAAAATTAAATTCAATACAAAGGAAAAAAATGAACGGATTAGGACAAATCGGTGCACCTCAACAACAAGCTGCTCAACAACAGGCACAAGGGCTAGGAAGTTTATCTCCTCAAAGAAATTCTAGCTTAGAAATGTTTGAGCTAGCAAATGCTGAAAGAATGAAAGCTAGAGAAATGAAGCTTGAAAATGAAGCAATGAAAGCAAAAGCAGAACAACAAATGTTACAAGCTGAAAGAGGAGCTATGGTAGACAATCAAATATTGTCAGCATTAAAACAAGGACAAATAGATGAAAAAACTGCATGGAATATATTCCAAGACCAAAATGTTAGTCAATCTACAAAACAAGCTGTAGCTAATGTATTCTATCCAAATCAAGCAGTGAAAGAAGTAGAAAATCCTGATTATTATAACAATGATGATCCTATGGCATATGAGCCTAGAACAATGAATGTTCCTGACGAAACAAGACAAGCAGAAATAGATGCAAGAAATGCAGCATTAGGAAAAGCAGGTGAAAGAAATATGCAATTCGTTGATCCAGCAGAAGAAAGTAGAGAAAGATTGATCAGAAGATTTACTGACATTAGTAATGCTGACAACTATCAATATTAATATATTTGATAAAACAAATTTACATTCAGTTGCACCTATACGACTTAAGTGAGTATTAAGTGTGCTGAATGTATAATTTTTCCGCAAGCCTCAATTGTGGCTTAGTACAAACAAAAGCAATGCCAAGTCTGGCAACTTTAAAAGGAAAACTATGAGCGATATTCAAGCACTAGATTCTACTAAAATAACTTTAGAAGAAATCAATCTTAAAAAAGAAGAATTGAAAGAGATAGACGAATCTATCCAACACTATCAAGATATAATTAAATTTGCAAAAGCAATCAAAGAGCTTCAAGCAGATGAAAATTATAAATTAGTTTTTGAGGACGGTTACTTTACAAAAGAAGCTGAAAGATTAACTAAAAACTTACTTGAGCCAACTATTTTAAAAAGAGATCAAATCGAAAATATAGTTGATATGGTTACAGCAATTAGAAATGTTAAAACATTTTTACATTACAAACTTCTTGATGCAACAACTGCAGAAGAAAACATTGAACAACTACAGATTATGAGATCTGAAGTAAATAGCAAGTAAAGGATAGAGTATGTCTAAAGAAATCGATTACGACAATATGTCTGATGAACAAATAGATGAAATTCTATCTCAAATAGATTCAGGAACTTTTGAAAATTCAGAGCCAGAGGATGGTGATGACTTTAATCAAAATGAAGATGATAACAATTCAAATTCTAACTCTTTTAACGAAGAAGAAGAGGAAGATGATGAAACTCAAAATAGAAATCTTGAGGACACAAAGAATGGTCAATCAGAAGATGATGGTGCTGACACGAATGTGGATAATGACGATTTGAAACAGGACACAGCATCTGGCTCTAATGGAGAAAATTCAGAAAACTCTCAAGTAGAAAATTCTAATACTAATGCAAATCAAAATGCCGACACAGCAAATCCAGAGGACGCAAAGGGTTCGGAAACTGGCAAAATAGATCCAGCTGAGTATGAAAGATTAAAAAAATTCTATGATGAGATAGCTAATGCTGAATTCGTAGCAAATGGAAAAAAAGTTAAAGGCTTTACAGACCCTAGCAAAATTATTAGAAGTCAGCAAATGTTGCATGACTACAGTAACAAAATGAGAGGGATAAATGAGTATAAACCATATCTTAAAGCACTTAAGGATAAAGGTATCATAGGAAACGAAGAGAAATTCAACTTTGCTATGAGTTTACTTGATGGAGACAAAGCCACAATTAAAAGACACTTGGAATCATTAAAAATTGATCCTGTTGATTTGGAACTTGATGACGATGCAAATGCACAATATAGTCCAAGAAACTATATTCCTAGTAAAGAATCTCTGATTCTTGATGAAGCTATGGATATTGCAAGGTCATCAGGTGTAGAAGATAAGCTGAGAACTGTTATTGCAAGAGAGTGGGATGAAGAAAGCTTTGGAGAATTCCTTAGAGACCCTAGAGTTAGAAACGACCTTATTACTCATATGCAAGATGGAAGCTTTGAAACTATTCAAAATAAAATGACAGAGATGGAAATGCTCGATGCAACTGGTTCGTTCAGGGGATTAAAATCAACGGACAAGTACAGAGCTGCAATAGCAGAGATAAATAAAGAAATACTATATCAATATAATAGACAATCAGCAAACCCAAGTATTCCTCAGCAACAACAAAATTATGGATATGCTGCTCCTGTTGGACAGAATCAATATCAATATGGACAGAATCAATATCAGTCAAATGCAGAGGCAGAAAGGTTAGCTTTAGCAGCAAAAGAAGCTGAGTATAAAGCTATGGCAGAGAAAAAACTTAGAGACGATGAAGCAAGAAAAAGAGCTGCAATGATAACGAAGAAAAAGTCAGTAACTGTTACCCAGAAGAAATTTGACCCGTTAGAATTAGAAGGCGACGATCTTGATAATTTTGTTGATGAGTTAATCTCAGGCAAAAAATAAAGCAAGTTATGGTAAAATAACTTGCTTAAAAAAAATACAAGGAAAAAGCTATGAGTATGAAATTTAACAAAGGTGGATATAATCCAGCTACGTCGAGCATTGGAGCTCAAATTAATGACAAATTTTGGTCAAAAGTTGCTATTAAAGAAGCAAGAAAAAATAGAGTGTTTTCACAATTAGGTGACAAATTAGTTCAACCAAAAAACTATGGTGATACTTTAGTTAAATATCATGAACTACCAATTATTCACAAACTAAATATCAACGATCAAGCAATTGATGCAAATGGTGTTAAATTAGTTAAAAACAAATGGTATGCTTATGATGCTGCTGGAGCTATGACTGGTGATCCTAATGGTTATGCAACTAAAGAGTTAGCAAAAGTTGCTGCAGGTGCTACAGGTTCAATCAAATCTGGTAATGGTAACCTTTATGGTGGAGATACAGATTTTGCTGTTGTAAAAGGTTCATTCCCTTCATTAACTGAAGAAGGTGGAAAAGTAAATGCTGTTGGTATGAAAAGATTAGTATTAGAAGCAAAAGTTAGTGAGTTTGGATTCCACGTTCCATTTACTAAAAAAATGTTAGATATGGATACTGAGACTGGTTTACTTGCTAGAATTTCTAGAGAAGTAGGTGAAGCTCAAGGTGAAATCAGAGAAAAACAAATTGCTGCTGGATTACTTTCTGCATCAGAAATCAATAGAGTTTATTCTGGTAACGCTTCTACTATCGCTGAAATGGGAGCAGGTGACATCGTTAGCTTTACTGACATCAGAGGTATGGAACAATCTTTAAAACTTGCAAGATCTCCAAAACAAACTAAAATGATTGATGGTTCTACAAAAATTGGAACTGTAGTTGTTGGTGCTGGATATGCTGCATATGTAGGTCAAGAATTACTTCCAGTATTAGAAGATATGACACATGCAGGTGTTAATGTTTGGAAGCCAGTTGAGTCTTATGCTGCTGCTGGAACAATTATGGAATATGAGATTGGAAAAATTTCTTCAACTAGATTTATCGAAGTAGAAGATATGATGAAATATGCAGGAGCAGGTGCTGATTCTACTGATGGTACTGATGACGTTGGTGCTGCAAATATGTACATTAGTGGTAAAAACTATGACGTATTCCCTATCTTATATGTTGGTTCAGATTCATTCGGAACTATCGGATTTGAAGGTGACGTTGCTAGAGTTAACACTGTATTACCAACTGCTGATGCACATAACGATGTATTCGGTAAAAAAGGTGTTGTAGCAATTAGCTGGTACCACGGAATCCTAATCTACAGGAACGAAAGAATTCGGCAAATTCTAACGACGGCGAAACTCGCTTAGCCCTGGTTCTGAAAAGTGAATGGTAGGATTTCTCCTGCCATCATTTTTTTTGGTGACATTAAATGTCTAACAATGATTAGAGGCAATAGATAAAATCTAACCCAAATAAGGAAAAAATATGAGTAATGTAAATTATAATGAAATGACAAACAAAGAGCTACAAGCACTAATTGATGATTTTGAATTAACAGTTCAAGCAAAAACTCCAAACAAACCTACTAAAGCTGAATTAATTGCAACACTAGAAGCATTTAAAAAAGAACAAAATAGAATCAATGGTATTGAAGATGAAGAAGAAAATGATGAATTAGTGGGTGAAGATGACTCTGGTTCTACAAAACATAAAAAGACGGAAGATGTTGCAAAACCTGCAAAATCTTACTCTAAAGCAGAAAGAAAAAAATTGCAGATGGCTGACTTGCTTAGAAAAGAAAGAGTTTTAATATATGACGTGCAAGACAATCAAACTAAAACTCCAGCTATTACAGTTACATGGGGTAACTCATTAATTGGATTCCATTCAGATGTTATAAATCTTGAAAGTGGAAAACCTCAATATGTTAGAAGTGGTGCTCTTGCAAACTTAAGAAATGCAACATTTACTAGATCAATTCAAGAAGAAGAATTTGGTCCTGTGAAAAATGTTGTTGAAGAAAGATTCAACATAAAAGAGCTTGATGGTCTTACAGAAGAAGAAATAGA